GATAAGACGTTGCCAAAAGGCGTCTACGTTGGCCACGGCACGCCAAATCGCTACGAAGCGCGCATTCGGTTTCGAAGCAAGAGATACAACCTCGGTTCTTTCGGGACTCCCGAAGACGCCGGCGTCGCCTATGCCGAGGCTGCTAAGCGTCTGCACGCTGAGTTTGCCCGCCTGACCTAATAAACTTGGCGGCCGCGCGCCATCAGTCTCTATTCCGCTTCAGCTCGGCTGCGAGGTATTGGCAGCGCTGGCCCCACCAGCGCAGCTCCCACATCGTCAGTTGCTTCAGCTCGCTCGGCGACCAATGGAAATTATAGGCGAGCCAGGCGAGCGTCTCTCGCCAGTCTCCGGGGACTCTTCCCCCATCAGTTCGGCCACCTTCTCGCCAATCTGCCGCAGGTCGCGCGCGCGCAGTTGTTTGATGACCGAGGGCGGCAGTGCGGTGCAGGCGCAGATCGTCAGGATCGTGCGCTCCATGTCGCCGTTTGCGCGGTCCATCTGCATCAACGCTTCCGCACTCGGCTCGGTCAATTCGAGCTCGGTCAGCACGTCGTCGCCGTGCGTGATCGGAACGTTGAGCGTGATCGTGACTTTGACGATGTCGGCCATGCTTATGGCGCCTGCCGGCGCATCTCGGGTCCCTCAAATCTGATCGTCGCGGACCCCTCCGCGGCGTTCAATTCGAGATCGCCCGATTGAAACGCATTGCGCAGCACCCAGACCTCGCCGGTTTCGAGCTCGGCGGTGATCGTCGAGTTGGTCAGCCCCGCCAGATCGGTCAGCGGAAACTGGTTGCGATTGGTGACCTCGACCTCGATGTAAGGTGCGCGGAACACCGCCTGATAGCCGTGGAACCCGTCGAGCCCCGAGATCGGGCTGCGCGTGATCTGGTTCGGCGAGATCGTGCACGTCCCCCGCACCGAGAGCTGGCGCGAGTCGACCTTCACGTAAACCCACCCAGCGACACAGTCTGCCATTGCCGACCCCCTTAGCTTTTACAAGAGAACTCGCCAGCCTTTACAAGCTGGCCTATGCGACGACCCGCTCGGACCCATGCAGTCTGAATTGCACGAGCACGGCAAAGATGCGCAGTTGATTGACAAATGACGGGCTGACCAGCGCATTGAGGCGGTTCGGATCGGTCGGCGAGCGCTCGACGATCAAGGCCCGCTCAAAGCCGTTGATGTCCTCGACGATGCCCTGCTCTTCGAGCTCGCCATAATGCGCAATCAGCTCGGCGCGCGCGATCTTTGGCGTGACGATCGCCTGGCCGGCGCCAAACCTGGTCCCGTCGCTGGCGAGCTTGTGGCGCGGGAATTTCAACAGGATGCGATTGCGCGCCGACCGCGCGTAAAACTGCGCCGTGTACATCGTTTCGACGTCGAGATAGCTGTCGTCGGGCGCACCCCACACATTGCGGCGATAAGTCGTGATCACGCGGTCGATGTAGACTTCCTCGCCGTCGGTCACATAGGTCGCGCTGATCCCGTCGAAATAGAGCACCTGGCGCTGCAGGATCGTGAAGCGGCTTTCGCGTGGCGGCGGTCGCACCCCGATCAGCGGCAAGGCCTGCACCGGCCGCGCCGGGTCGATGATCAGCGAGCCCGCGGCCTGGCCGGCATAGGCGGCCATCCACTCGTCGGGCGGTGTCGGCGAGTTGTTGAACCCCATGATCGAGACGTGCTGATCGTTGCGCGTATTGCCGAGCGCTGAGAGCTGGCCGACGGTGCCCTCGACTGCGCACCAGCCATGCCCGTAGAGCTGCATTGCCCAGCTCCAGCGCCCGCTCGTGTCATTGAAAAATTCGCGCAGCGCCTCCAAGGCGGCGCTGCTGGTCCAGGGACACAGCACAAAGTCAAAGGGCGCATCGCCGACCCCGGCGAGGAGTGCGGCAACATCGGGCTCGCCGACGCCGGCCGTCCAATCGGTGACCGTGCCGGTGACACCGGCGGGCATGACCTCGCCCCCGATCACGCCGGCGAGCGCGAATTGGATCTTGAGCCGGCCGAGTGCCCCCGCCTGCGCGGCGGTGATATCGGTGATCGCGCGATTGTTGGCGTCGACGGCAGCGATGACGCCGACGCGCGCATCTGCATTGATGGCGGCAACGGCGGCGGCTGAGATCGCGACGTCATCGTCGCCGGGACTGACAAGGATGCGCACGAGGCGGCCCCCGATGTAGAGCGGGATCACGCCGCCGGCGGTCGCGGGACCGGTCCACTCGATCTCGCAGGTCCCGACACTCAGCCCGGTCTCGGCAGCGGCGACGACATAAAGCGGCACGCTGGCGTTGTTGCGGAACCACGCTTCGGCCTGGCGCCCAAAGGCTGAACCGGTGCCTGCCAATGCCCGCGCCTGGTCGGCCGAAAAGACCGGTGTGACGACATTCGGCTGCAGCGCGGCGCCGGCCGGCACGGTGCCCAGCAACAGCGCGTTCTGCAGCGAGGTCGCGGTCCCTGCGAGCGACGGGTCGAATTCGAAGTAAGCAAGCGGCACCCGCAGATTTGGCGGAATGTTTCTGAAACTAATTGCCACGGCTCAACCCTCCTCGTTAGCCCGGGAGGGTCTCGGCACGACGACGACATCGCCCGCCCGGATCATGCGGTGAAAATAGCCGCGCTCGCTGGTGACATCGGCGCCCTCGGCGGGGATCGGCCGCATCGTGCGCGGGTGGCGCACCAGCCGTCCTTCGACCGGGCGGACATAGAGGCGCTCGTCGCGTTCCACCGGTGCGGCGGGGTGATCAGTTGTCTCGTCGTGTTGGGGGTGTTGTGTCCTCATCGCGTGGCGCTCCAAAGGGTGTTGGCGTTGGTGGCGGCGGCTCGACGTTGAAGCGAATGCGCTGCTCGATGCGGCCCTCGGGTCCGGTGGCCCAAGGTGCGGGTCCGCGTCTGGGGTCATAGATCTGTGACGGCGGCAGTCCGGGGTCGTGCGGCTTGATCCAATCGATACCCCACGGCGGCACGATGCCGTCGATGCCCTCGAACGGCGGCAGCGGCTCGAATTGGTCTTCGGTCTCGCCTTCGCCCAGCGCCCCGCAGACGTAGTAATAGCTCCCGAAAGACACCAGCCAGAACGTGATCGCCCGGTTGATCGCAAGTAATCTCGTGTCGTTGTACCAAAAATTGCCGTACTGCTTTTGCGGCGACCAGTTGTAAATCGCGCGAAAGATCTCGCGCCGGATCTGGTCGATCTGCTGCGTCGGGTCCTGCCCGCGGATGTCCATCGTCGCTTCGAGCGCTACGATCACACCCCACATTTGCGTCACGCGCTGCTGGTTCTCGTTGGCGCCGGGGTCCTGCCGCTCGGCCTGATCGGAGAGGAAACAGACAAACGCCGCCGGACACGCGAGCGACTGGTAATCGAAGGCGCGCGACGGCTCGGCGACACCGAGCACGCGATCGCCAAAGATCGGCGAGGTCGCGCTCGACCGCCGCAATTTCATGATGATCTCAGCCATCATGGCAGCGCCTCAATTGGAGCGGGATCGCTGCAGTCGGGCGAGTGCAATTTCGAATTCATCAGCTTGCGTTTGTCGGCGTTTAGAGGATCGTCTGTCTGATCCGTTTCACGTCGAACACGCGCCGCAGCGAGGCGCTTCGCGTCCGCCACCCCTTGCGCGAGCTGGCGCTGTAATCGGCGCTGCTGCGCTTCAATTGATCTCGACCACCGCCGGTGCCGCCCCGGGTTGCCCCGGCGTGCCGACGACCCCATTGGCATAAGCGGCGCGCAACAGGTCGACGACAAAACCCGCCTGGCTAAAGGTCGGCTCAAACGCCGGCCGCGGATCCATGCGCCCCGTCCCCAGCTCCAAGAGTGCGGCATGCGGGGCGACCGCCGAGACGACGAGCGCATAGCCGCGGCGCGAGGCGCGTCCCTGCATCGAGCGAAACAGGTTGCCGCTGAACCGCGCGGGCGGCGCTCCCGGTGCCGAGGCGGTATAGACGCGGCCCCCGCGGCGGTATTGCGTGCCCGAGCCCGAGCCGCCGACGACCTGTTTCATCTGGCGCGCCATGATGCGGGCGGCTTTGCCCATCGCCGAGCGGATCCCGCGGCGGTCAAACTGCGTATAGTTGAGCTCAGCCCACTTGATTTGGATCATGCGCGATCTCGGCGGCGAGCTCGCCATTGCCGCGCTGCATCGGCAGCCGGCCGACATAGGCCTGCGTCTGTTTGGCGATCTCTTGAATGAGCGGTGCGGCGACCCGGTAAGGCCCCTCGGTCATCAGCGCAATAGCCTGGTTCCACTGCACCGCCTGCAGGGTGACGGGAATTGGCGTCGTCGCGTCGATCGTCTGCACCGATTGCGTGCCGTTGTTGATGCTGTCCATCATCGCTCCTCGTCCCACCATGATTGACGTTCGTCCCACGTTGAGTTGCCCCAGTCCCAGATCGAGCGCGGCGGGCGCTGAATGATCTCGGCGTCGCCAAAGGCCTCGACCTCGAGTGTCGAGAAGCGGCGCGCATCGTCGGGGTTGATCGACACGATGCGGTATTTTTTGCCGGCGACCTCAAGCATATGGCGCACGGTGAGGTCCTGGCGAAACCGCGTCTTGACGGTGTGCGTCCCCCGCGGCCCGGTCGCCTCATCGGTCTGCGCGCCAAAGAGGTATTGCTCGCCCAGGCGCGGGCGCAGCGAGCACCAGATCTGCGCCACCGGCGTATAAGTCGGGATCGCCGAAGGTCCGGTGGTCTGCGGGCGGTCGACCCACGCATAGAGGTTTGCAAAGTTGCGCAGCCGGCCGATCGGCGGTGCTTTGCCTTCCGGCATCAGGCGAACCCCGGCTCGCGATGGTAATCGAGCAGATCGCGCCAGCCGATCTCGATCATCGGCGACAGCGTGAATTGCTGCAGCGACTCGCGGTTCTCATACCAGGTGCCGATCGCCAGCAGCAGCGCTTGGCGCAAGGTCTCGGGAACCTCGTCCCGGGTCGCATGGCCGGCGCGAAACTCGATGATGACCCCGTCGGGACTGCGCGTGTAGCCCCACGGCGCGCCCCAATAGCCCGAGACCGGAAAGAGCCGCGCGGTGCGCTCCTCGGGGAGGACGTAATAGCTATCGAGCGGCATGACCTGGTCGCGCACGCGGATCCGCAGCAGCTCTTTGAACGGCGGCATCGGCAATTCGAGCCCGTCGCCGGGGATCGGCGGCCAGTGGCGCAGAAACATCCGCCAGTCCTGCTCCATGACGCTGATCGAGGCGTGTTCCTCAAGCGAGCTCGTCGCGGTGGCGATCAGCCGCTCGATCAGCGGTCTTTCCGGCCCGGTCTCGGCGCCGACGTCGAGGCGCAGATGCAGCACAGTCTCGGCGGGCGTCAGCGGCATCTCGGCCGGCCGTTTGATGCGCTGCAGGCGTGCCCGCGGCGGGGCGAGGATCGAGCGGCCAAAGTCGCCGATCAGCGGCGGGTTCCAGCCCCAGATGTCGGTCATCGCCGTGCTCTCGGCGGCAGCGCCGGCCCCCGCGGTGTGCCCGCTTCGAGTGCTGCGATACGTGCCTCGTGATCGGTGACGCGCGCGTCGAGGGCATTGGTCAACCCGTCGACATAGGCTTTGTTCGCCGCTTCGGTCGCGGCGAGGGGTGCCAGAGAGAGCTGCAGGATGCGCTGGCCGTTCATGTTCAACGGCGCGCCCATGATCAACTGGCCAGTCATCGTCCCGCCGCCAAGTGGCAGAAACCCGTCGACATAGAGCTTGGTCGCGGCGTGCAGATCGGCAGTCGGCGGCCCGGCGAGCGTCAGCGCCCCGGTCATCGTGTCGCCGGTCGTGTTGATATAGCGCAGATCGGCTTCCGCCTCGGTGATCCCCCCGCCGCCGCCGCCCCCGCCACCGGTGCCGCCGGGCTCTTGCCCGGTCAGAAACAGCGCCCAGGTGCGCGCGTTGGCGCCCGGCACTTCCTCGGTCGGTTCGGTCGCGACCCACAGATGAAACCCGAGCCGCACGACATCGCCGCGCTGATAGCCCGCCCCCGGCTGATAGACGCCGAGAAATTGCATCGCCGACACCGGGACGGGATCGGTGATCGTGCCGTCATCGAGCACGATGCGCACGAGCCCCGGATAGCCCTCGACCGCCTTGATGCCGACGATGCCGCGGCCGGTCCGGCCGCGTTCCCCCGGCGGTCCCGGCTCCCCCTTCTCGCCGGGCGGTCCGGTCTCGCCTCGAGGTCCCTCTCCCCCGGTCTCACCGCGAGGCCCCCGCTCCCCGGTCTCGCCCTGGCGCCCGCGCGCTGACACGACAGCCCAATCGGCGCTGTCGGGCATCTGGCGCGTGTTGCGCTGGGCGCGATAGCTGGCGCCGTCGTGCGCAACCTCGTCGCCCTCGAAATAGGCCCCCGGCTCCCAAACCCCGCGGTGCAAGGGGAACGGCAACGTGACGTCAAAGTCGCGCTTGAGGCCGCTCGCCATGATGATCCGGATCCCGAGCGTGCGCGGATCGTCGGCGACGCGATAAGGGCCGGCCGAGGCGATGCCGTCGCAGATCAGCAGCCATTCCCCGGTCGGCCCGGCGATCCCGAGCGGCTGGCCGTCTCGTCGCAGCGGGCGCGCACTCGTCTGGTTTTGCGCCTGCCACAGCCCGCCATTGTAAAACGCGAGATCGCCGGTCTCGAAAATTCGCCCTTCGCGCCAATGCCGCACCCGCGCCGAGGCGTCGATCGCGGCGGTCATCAACACGCTGTCATTGCTGCGGCGGCGCTCGACCTCCTCAAAGATCCGGGTGACGGTGCTCTCGATCAGCGCGGCATTGTCCATCAGCGCGGTCCCATGTCGGCGACCATGATCTGCGAGCGCGCCGGGTTCGTGGCGCCGGCAACGGTCGTGAATTGCGGCAGGGTCGGTTGACTGTCGAGCAGCGACAGCTCGACGCTGATCAGCGGGTTGACGCCGGTCACGTCGATATAAAATTCGGCGCTGATCCCGACGACAACAGAGGCAGAGGCGCTGCGGTAGGAGAAAAGTCGGCGCTCGGCTTCCTCGCCCGCGCAGCGCGCACCGATCACAACAATCTGCCCGGCGACCCCGCTATGCTCGATGTTGACGGCGATCGACACCAGCACCCGCGAGTCGCCGCCGCGCGCGATCGCATAATTGTCGCTCCAAAAAACGGTCCAGCCCGGCCCTGACACCGTCGCCGACGCTGGCTCGGCTTTCAACGACGGCGCGCGGATGTTGTCGACATAGCCTCTGGGCGTGGCATCGCTCGCGGTCGGCGGCGTCGGCAGACCAAACATCCGCCGGCCGCCGGCCATATTGATGTCGAGATTGGGGAAAATGGCGCGCGGGGCGGGTCCGCCCCAGCTCATCACCAGCCCGCCCGTCACATTCAATTGCACAAAGGGGTCAGCGCCACCGGTGCGCAGAAATCCCGTCGTGTCGTCGCCGATCATCAGCCCCGGCACGGCCGGCGTGCCGGCAATGCACTGCAGCGGCCCGGTCATTGCGGCCCCCGCCGCATTGGTGCCGGCGCGCGGCAAATGCTGGTCGACATAGGCCTTGTTGACGGCCTCGTCGTCGACGAGCGGCGCTTGCGTCAGCCCAAAGATGCGGCCGGCCATCGTGCCGCCGGCGAGCTGCAGATAGCGGCCGTCGCCCTGCGCCTGGTTGAGATAGCGCAGATCGCCCGTCGCTTCGGTCAGGATCGGGCTGCGCGTCGCTGGCGCGCTGACGTCTTCGAGCGTTGCGGGCAATGTCGCGGAGCGCAGTCGCAGCCCGCCGTCCTCGGCAATCGACGACAAGCCGGGCTGAAAGGCAACGCCCTGATTGACTGCAAAAACAATGACGCCCGCCATCGTGCCGCCGGCGAGCGGCAGATACCCCGTCAGGTCGACGGGCGGGATCGCGGCGAGCGCGTCTTCGAGCGTGCGCAGATTGACCGCGTCTTCGTCATCGATCGGGTCGGCGAGCCTGACGACGCGCTGCGCCCCCAGCATGTCGATATCGATGCCCGTCGACATCGTTGTCGTGTCGAATTGGACCCGCGGCGCGCTGTTGAGGATCACCTGGACCGCGGTCCCGACGCGGGCAAATCCGGTCTGGTTGTCGCCAAAGGCAAACGCCGTTGTGCCGCCGATCGGCGGGTTGCTGATCAAGGTGCCGGTCATCGTGTCGCCGGCCTTCAGCACATAATTTCCCAGATCTGGTGCCAGCCGGCTGTCGACATATTGCTTGGTCGCGGCGTCGAGGTCCTCGACCGGATCGCCCCGCAACAGCAGCCGCGGCGGCACGACTGAGCGCGTCGCGAACACAGTCTGCAGCGCGCCGTTGACGCGCGTCAGCAATTCGACCTCGCCGTCATTGGCGATCGACTCGTGCGCGTGCATCTGCGCGAGCACGGCGCCGGCGGCAGTGGCGAATTGCACTGCTGGCGTCGTCGGCACCCCGCCGCGGAGCTGCAGAAAACCGGTCATGACACCGCCCGGGTCGGCGCCGGCCTTCTGCACATAGCGCAGATCGAGCTCGGGCAGCCCCGGCCCACCCCCAGGCCCGGTGCCGCCGCCGCCGGTACCGGAGGGGTCGACCCCGGTCAGAAACAGCGCCCAGGCGGTCGAATTGGCGCTCGGCACTTCTTCGGTCGTCTCGCTGGCGATCCACAGGTGATAGCCAAACCGCACGATATCGCCGCGGTCATAGCTCTCGCCCGGCTGATAAACGCCGACAAAGCGCATGCCCGAGACGGCGATCGGCTCGCTGATGGTGCCGTCGTCGAGCACGATGCGGACCATCCCCAGCCGCTCCGGTACCGCTTCGAGGCGGCGGATCCCGACACCTCGAGGTCCCGGCGGCCCGAGCTCGCCCGGCGGTCCGATCTCGCCTCGCGGTCCTTCGGGCCCCTCGTCGCCTCGCTCCCCCTGGTCGCCCTTGGCCCCTCGCGGTCCGCGCTCGCCCTCGCGGCCAGGCGGTCCCGGCGGTCCGTCGTCGCCCTGGCGGCCGCGCGCTGAAACGAGCCGCCAGCCCTCATAGGGCGGACGCCCCGGCCCGTCCTGCAGCGCGCGATAGGTGGCGCCGACGTGCTCGACCTCGTCGCCGGAGACGTAATAGGTCTCGGCTTCCCACTGCCCTTGATGCAGCGGCAGCGGCAGGCGGAATCTCAGATCGATGTCGCGCCCGGAGCTCAGCCCGACGACGACGCGATGCAGGCGCGGGTCGAGCTCCTCGGCATAGGCGTGCACATTGCGGATGCCATCTGTCAGGCACAGCCAATCGGCGCCCTCGCCCGGCGGCTGGCGCGTCTCGCACTGCGCCTGCCACAGCCCCCCTTTCCAGTGCACGACCAGCCCGCGCTCGTGCGCGACACCGAGGCGATAGGTGTGCGCGCGCGCGCTGAAATCGGCGGGCCGGCGTGGCGGTGCCATGCGGTCGGCGACGGAGCGGATGATCACGTCGAGGCTTGGATCGTCAGGCATCGCTCAATCGTGTTTCGAGCGCGCGCAGCCGCTCCGCGATGGCGTCGAGCTCGATCCGCAGCACATAGCGCGCATCGCCATTGACGGTGTCGATGATGTCGCGGGCATTTAGGCCGGCGGAATTTCTGATCTGCGGCTGCAGATTACCCCCGGCGCTGACGGTATTGATCACGAGGCGATTGCCGACCTGGATCAAATACGCCTGGGCGCCAGTCGGGCCGATGGCAAGCCCGTTTCCGCCAGTGATGGAAGTCGTGCTGCCCGAAAATGTCTTGACCCCGCCGATCGTCTGCGCCGTGGCGGTGTCGACAATGTCGCGCGCATTGGCGCCGTTGAATTCCCTGATCTGCGGCTGCAGGTTGCTGCCGCTGCCCTGCTGCAGGAACAGGCGCCCGCCCTGGTAGCGCAGCGAGCCGCCGTTGCCATCAGGCAGCATGAGGCCGTTTGGCGTGATCTGCGCCTGTGGCGACGGCGCGCTGCCGGCATAAAACGAGATGACAGCCGCCGCGTTGTTGCCGGCGACGAGGTTCAAGGTGCCGCCGCTGATCGACAATCCAAACCCCGTCCCCGCGGCGGCCTGCGCCGGAGTGCCCCACAGTGTCAGGTGTCGAGACGTGTCGCGCGGATTGGTTTGTGCGACCGAGCCAAAGTTCATCCCGGCGTTCATCGTCAGCCCGCCGGTCAACGTGCCCCCGGTCAACGGCAGCACCGGTTGCCAGGTCTGATCATTGCCGCGGCGGCCGTGCACGGTCGTGTTGTTGGGCGGCTCGGGAATGCCGCCGGTGCCGACCAGGGCGTCGACATAGGCGCGGGTGACCGCATGATCGGCGGCGGTCGGCGTGTAATTTAGATGCAGTCCGGTGCTGCTGATCTCGGCCTGGCGGGCGGTGCCGGTACCGGCGATAAAGCCGATGCGGCTCGCCGCGGTGTTGCCGGCGATGATGTTCAGAAAATTCGCGCTGACATTGAGCCCAAACCCGGTCGTGCCGCCGCCGTAAAGTGCCACGTGGCGGCTGAGGTCGCGAATGTCGGTCTGTACCGCCACGCCAAGCGCGAGCCCGCGGGTCAAGGCGACACTGGTGCTCGAAAGCGATCCGATCAGCGCATTGCCGACATAGAAATCGTGCTGTGCGGTGCTCGGACTGTTGTAATTCAGCCGGTTCGTAGTGACCGAAAACCCATAGCCGCCCGCCAAATGAATATGCCGTGTCAGGTCCTGCGGGCCGGGAACGGCGATCGACCCCATGTTGATGCCACCGACCGTGTAAATATTGCTAAAGCGCACGGTGTCGGCAAAGGCGGCGGTTACATTGGCGAGATCGAGCTGGGTCAGCAGCGCGCGCGTCGTGCCGCCGAGATTGACGCCGCCGGCAAGCGCTTCGGGCATCAGCCCGCGCCGGGCGGCACTCGGGATATGCACTGCACGCGGCGCATTGACGGTGCGGAATAGTCCCCAGCAGTGCAATTTGAGTTCCGCGCCCGCGCCGTCGCGGATGCGGCCCTCGAGACGCACTGGTCCCGTGCTGGTGGCCTGACTGAGGCGGAATTGATCAAAGAGGATGCCGGGCGGCTGGCGGGCCATCGAGACGAGGCTCAGCGACGCTGCGTTGACGGTCGTCGTGATTTCGAACGTGAACGAGCAATCGGCGCTGACGGCGAAAACGTCTAGCTGAAAGCGGAAGGTGCCATAGGCTGGGACCTCGACCAGCGGCATCCAATTGAGGGCCGCAAAATTGGTCGTGCTGGCAAACCCTGCCCAATAATCGGCTTGGTCGCTGCCGTAGGGCTCGATCGTCTGATAGTCCGGGGTCGCCGGCGCCGTGGCGATCGCCTCGCGTACGCGAAACAGCAGATTGTCCCAGCGCACGATGTCGTCGATCGGATAGCTCGCCCCAGATGTCCACTGGTGCACGACGCGGCGATCGACATAGCGGCGCGTGGCGGCGTGCAGATCGGCGGTCGGATCGGTGAACAGCGTCAGAAACCCGGTCATCGCTCCGCTGCCGGTGCCGGCGAGCGGCACGTAATCGCCGGTGATCGCGACGAGCGCGTCTTGCACATTGTTGGCGCCGAGCACTGGCGGGATCACCGCAACATTGCCGGCATTGCCCACGGCACCGCCGATGCGCAGCCGGTGCCATGTCGCGGCAGGATCGTCGCCGTCCGAAACGATCCAGTCGCCGACATTGAAGGTCTCGCCCGGCGGCCAGGGCCCGGTTCCCGCCGGCGGGATGCCGGCCGCATCGCAGATCAAATAACGCCCAATGCCAGCCTCAAAGGCCTCGACCAGATTAGGCCCCTGATGCCCGGATTGCGGCGTGTAGTGGCATTCGCCGGTGTCGGCCTCAAAAATCCCGATGAGCTCGCTCGCGGCGGCGACGACATTGTCGACGTAATCTTTCGTCGCGGCTTGCGCGCCGGGCGAATTCGCCAGCACCGGCACGAGGTTGAGCGGCCCCGTCATCGTCGAGCCATCGATGCGCACGCCGGTGCGCGAGGTCAGGATCGGCGACCTGTTGGCACCGTTGGCCCACTCGATAAAGGTGTGATCGTCGGCGTTGCCGCTGCCCTGCACTTGCTGAATTCTGAGCCCGATCTCGGCCAGCGGTCCGGTCGTCACGCTGTAAATGCGCGAGCCATTGTTCGCGAGCCCAACCCAGAGATTGGGCGACGTCCCGCCTCCGGCGAAGAGGCTCAGATCGCCCGTCATCGTGTCGCCGGCCTTGGCGACATAGGGTGTCAGATCAGGCGGCGGAAGCGCGCCGATCGCGTCGTCGACATAGCGGCGGGTGGCGGCGTGCAGCGGGTCGACCGGGTCGGCGCTCAACGTCAAAAACCCGGTCATCGTCGAGCCGTCGCGGCGCACGCCGGTGCGCGAGGTCAGGATCGGCGAGCGATTGGTGCGGTCGGCCCATTCGATGAACGTCCGATCATCCTGGTTGCCAACGATGACGGGTTGTTGGATCGTCAGACCTGACGGTCGCTCGCCTGTTTCCCCGGTCTGCAGATAGATGCGCGCGCCAGGGAGGCCGAGCGCGTCCCACCATAGCGACGGCGTCTGTTGCGACTGACCCGGCGGCGTCGACAACCCGTCGAGATGCAGATTGCCGGTCATCGTGTCGCCCGCGACCGCGACGGCCCGCACCCAATCGCCGGCGGTGTCGCCGGCTTGCCGCGCCCGGCCATAGACGAGCGCATTATCGGCGGGCTCGGGCAGTGCCCCGGCGATCGCGTCTTCGAGCGTGCGCAGATTGACTGCATCGAGCGGATCGACCGGATCGGCAAGCCCGGCGATCGGGTTGTTCAGCATCGAGACCGGGTCGGCGATCGCAATCGCGCCAGCCGGGAGGATCGTCAGCGGCGAATAGCGATAGCTGCCATCGTCATTGTAACGAATGATGTGAAACCCGGTCAGCAGCCCACCCATGCCGCTGGCATTGGCACCAGCGCCCCAGCGGCCGGACAGTGGCGGCCCACTCGCATTGAAGCGGACAAAAGCGTCCTCGCGGCCCTCGATCTGCAGGCTTGCCTCGGCGTCAGTCGGGTTGTCGATGACCAGGTTGCCGGTCATCGTGTCGCCGTCGAGGTTCACATAGAGCTGATCGGCTTCGGGCTTGGTCAGCCCATGGCCCTTGATCAACGTCCATTCGGCCGTGACCGCTGACCAGATGATGTAATCGTTGTTGAAGATCTCCTCGCCGCCGATGCCCGGCAACAGCGAGTCGGCGAACTCCGGCACGTTCGGATCGTTGGTTATGCAGTGATAGACGTCGCCGTTTTCGAGCACGAGGTTCGGATCGAGCAGATCGGGGTTGTTGTCGGCGACCCGCCAGGTGCCCTTGAAGCGGATCGGCGGCTCGAATTGCTGCACCGGCCCGCCGACGCCGGCGGCCTCGATCCCCTGCATGAACAGCGACCAGTCGTCGGCGCCGGGTGCGGTCGAGGGCGCCCCCGGCACATTGGCGGTCCGCACGTTGGCGATGTACAGGTTGAACCCGAGGCGCACGACATCGCCCGCCTCATAGGTGCGGCCGGGCTCGTAAACCCCCACATATCGGATGCCCGAGAACGGGATCGGCGGGGAAACGGTATCGTCCTCGAACTGCAATTGAACGAAGCCGGGCGCCACGATTGCGATGTCTCGCAGTCGGGTGCCCGGCTCGCCCCGCGGTCCGCGCTCCCCCTCAGCGCCTCGTTCGCCCTGCGGACCGGGTTCGCCAGTATCGCCCTTTTCGCCCGGCTCGCCACGTAGCCCCGGCTCGCCCTGTCGGCCGCGGCCGCCGCGCTGTGCTGCGAGCCGCCATTCGGGCGAGGGCGGTGCGGTCGAGGCCTCGTCGACGACGCAGCACCAGGTCGAGCCGTCGAGAGCGACCATGTCGTTGCGCGAATAGTTCTCGTCGCTCTGGTAGTGCCCCCGGTGCAGCGGGACGGGCAGGCGAAAGGTCGCCTCGTGCACGGCACCCGAGGCGAGCAGATTGCTGAAGCTGAAGGCGCGCGGATCCTCGGCGGCGATCGCGGCTTCGAAACCAGCGATGCCATCGGCGACGACGCGCCAGGCGCGGTCATCGGGCGAAGGCGGCAAATTCGTTCGCTGCAGCGCCTGCCAGGTGCCCCCATGCGCGGTGACGACCTCGCCGGGGTCATAGTCATCCAGGCGATATGCTCGCCTGCGGCCCTCAGAACGCCTTCAGGCCCCGGTTTACCGTCGGCGCCGTCGCAGCCAGGCGGCCCCGGTTGACCATCGGCGCCGTCGCGCCCAGGCGGCCCCGGTTGACCATCGGCGCCGTCGCGCCCAGGCGGCCCCGGTTGACCATCGGCGCCGTCGCGGCCAGGCGGCCCCGGTTGACCATCGGCGCCGTCGCGGCCAGGCGCCCCCGGTTCGCCGTCGGCACCATCGCGTCCAGGCGCACCGGGG